CAGATTAGAAGTAACATCCATAATCGGTAGTTTGTATTAGCTCATTATCTAATTATACATTTATTATATCACAACTTTTATCATAAAGCAAGAAGTGTTTTTCCTAGGGGTATGGATTATCGTATTTTTGTATGTCTGGTTTATAATAAAATATATTAAGACTTTAGTTGGTGATTGTTCTTGGGTGGTGTTTTTTACGAACTTTAACTTCTTCGACTTTTCTTTTTTGGAGCAGTTCTAAATGTTTTTCTCGTTGCAAAAAGGTCTTGCTCCTTTTGTAAGTCTCTAGTACGTTTCCTTTTAGTTGCTTTTCTATGCTCATATTTAACTGCTGATGGTTTCTCAAAATGTTGTCTTTCTCGACATTCTTCTTTAATCCCAGCGTTATCACACTTTCTACGGAAGATACGAATTGCCTTTTCAACAGGCATATTTTTACAATCAATGCTCGGCATTTACTTCCTCTCGTTTGTCTTTCTTAGAGTTGAATGTCCAACCTCTTTTTCTTAGATAGTATATCTGTGAGGCGATATTTGACGGATTGCGACCCAGTTTGGATGCAATGTCTTCCGTTGACATATCATTGTAGTTTCGTTTCAAAAATTGTTTTTCGTTATCAGTCCATTTCATAAGTATATTATAAATGAATTTTTTATTCGTGTCAAGAACTATTTTTCTGTAGCTCTATAGCTTTTAAGTCAAGCTCATCCTTTCTTTCAACCCAAAACTCTCCTGCAACTCGATTTCTATTGGGATGGTTAGCTCGTCGAATATAAAAGTGCGGAGCTAATTTCATTATCCACCACTCGAAATTTTCTACTATTAAGTGAGCATTTCGCCCATCTGATAGTCTTGCTACAGCAGGTTTAGTAGACACAGAAAAATGCCCCCACTTCAGAGTTACTCTTTTTAAGTCTGCTATTACATTATCTAGGTATTCTGGTTCAACATGCTCTAGTACATCATGACAAATAACCATTTCACAAGGTTCGGGGGAGGCTGCCACTTCTGCTCTAGATGGTTCATATTCTATGACTTCAATATGAGGATGTGTTTTTGATAAGCCATCTTTGACCATCCCCCAACCTGCACCATAATCTAGTACTCTATTGAACTTTTGAAAACGCATTATTCCTAGAAAGGCGTTGCTCCATAGTCTTAGTCCTGAGTTTCCCCACGTGCCTTTATACTTTTTATGTGTTTGTATTAATACTTGTCTGTATTCTTCGGATATTGTTTTCATACTGTTATTATGAACTATTTTTTAACTCCTGTCAAGAACTATTTTTTGAGGGTTGAATTATTTTGACTCATTTATATAGTTCTTGACAAATACTGAGAAAGTTGATATAATATTGCTATGATAGAAAATATAGATGTAAACTACATTATAATCACAATCTGCCTTATCGGCATTTCATATAACATTGGAAGACAGTTAGGAATAGAGTCAACGATAGACTTTCTGGAGACAGAAGGTATAATCGAGTTTGACAACGAAAAATAGTTCTTGACATTAAGGTTAAATTTTGATATAATTTATTTGTAAGTGAAATAACTCGCTTACATTTTGGCGTCTTGACCGAAAGGCAAGACAAAGTAATACTGAAAAGATTATTTGGAGGAAAAATATAATGAGTATTGATTTAACTAAATTTTGGCTTGGATTAGATAATGGGCTTATGCCGTCTTATACGGAGAGTTCTTATCCTAGATATAACTTAATTGAAAGTAGTGGTGGCTTTAAAATAGACATTGCTGTACCAGGTTGGAATAAAACAGAACTGGAGATTATCGCTGATGGCGAAGAACTCCATATCAAGGGTAATAAAACAACAAAACTAGATGAAGGGGAGAAATTCCTACATCAGGGACTAAGTTTAAAAAGCTTTGAGAGAAGATTTATTCTTAATCCTGACTTACAAGTAACAGATGTAGGTCTACAAGACGGATTATTAACAATACAACTAACTCGGACTCCAAACTCTAAAAGGAAAATATTGGAGATAACATGAAAGCATTAGCTTTTAAAGTTCGAGATGAATTAAACAGGGTAGATGTAGAAGATGCAGTGGAGATGTTACTATTAGTAGCAGTCAGCACAGTGGTCTTTCTAGCAGTCGCACCTTTGACTTAGTTTATTGAAAACAAAACAACAGGGGAAGTGCAAGCTTCCCCACTTTATATATAAAATTATGTACTTAAAAATGAGAGAGGAACACACTATGAACATATCAGCAGAAGGGAAAGCATTAATCAAGAAGTTTGAAGGATGCAAACTAGAGGCATATAGGTGTGCCGCCGGAGTATGGACTATAGGTTATGGTACCATCAAAAATGTCGAAAGAGGACAAACAATAACACAACAACAAGCAGATGATATGTTTGACCACGAGATGAAGGAGTACGAAACTTATGTGAACACAGCGGTAACGGTTCCACTTTCTCAAAATCAGTTCGACGCACTGGTATCTTGGGTGTTCAATCTCGGTAATGGAAATCTACAAGCTTCAACAATGTTGAAAGTCATCAACTCTGGCGATCATGCTGGAGTACCTGCTCAAATCAAAAGGTGGAACAAAGCAGGTGGGAAAGTACTAGACGGGCTAATTCGTAGACGAGAAGCAGAAGCATTGCTCTATCAAGGAGCAATCTGGGAACATGTCTAAAAAACAACAGGAAAACTGGGAAAAACTAAAACAACTCTGGTTTTGGTTTAAAAATCTATTTCTAACCTATCACGAACTAACTGTAAGTTATAATTCTACCTATGGCGACGAAGACGACCAAACTTTCACAGTATCACACTTTTATAAGAAACAAGATAAATATCTTAAGTTCAAAACCGAAGAAGGTGAGATAGTAGAAATACGAGGAGCTGAAGGGCTCAACTACAGGATAAAAGAACTATGAACCAACTTTATATCGGAATTATATTAGTACTAGGACTAGGTAGTTATTACCTATACCAACAAAATCAAGTACTAACAGCAAACAATATGGCACTAGAAGGTGCAGTTGCTACACAAGAAGCGGCAATTAGTAATATGCAGAACGACTTTGCTCTGCAAACACAACAGCTAGGAGCACTTCAACAGAAGTCCCAGCAAACACAGTTAGAAATGAATAGATACCTAGACATTTTTAAAAGACATAATTTAACCAAACTAGCAGCCGCAAAACCGGGCTTACTAGAACCAAAGATAAATAAAGGAACTAAAAATGTATTTGAGTCAATCGAAGAAATTAGCCGTACTATCGACAGTCTTGATAATGGCGTCGAGTTGCAGTCTACTACCAACTAAACAGATAGAAATAACAGCAAAGCCTATGGATAGAAACATAGCACAGCCAATAATGCCTAGAGAGATAGATTTAAAAATACCTTTATGGTATGTTGTTAGTGACAAAAACATTGATGAGTTTCACGAAAGATTAACTAAAGAACATGGACAAGTAGTATTTGTAGCCATGTCAATACCAGATTATGAGTTAATGTCGTATAATATGCAAGAATTAAAGCGTTATATTACAGAACTCAAAGAGGTCGTAGTTTACTATGAAAAAGTAACAGACCCAGAAGCACTAAAATGATAAAAGCACTTAAAATAAAAAATTTACAAGTTATAAGTAGATTAGATAATATGGCTCAAAGTATTTATAACCAACCAGCAACCTATAATCAGTTCCCATCTCCAAATGTAAGTATGGGTGCTCTCAGAGCAAAGATTACTGCCAATGATGGAAAAATAGAAATTAGTAATACTATTGATTGGGTAGGTAGAAATGCTGTTATAGATACTGCAAATGACCTAAAAGTTTTTAGGGATGTATTTCTAGGTAGTTTTAAAAAATATACAGGAACAAGTAAATGGTATTGGGACACTTATGCTGCTATGGTACCTTACTGGGGATGGAATGGATGGCAGAATAGTAAAGGGAAACCAAAGTTATTCATTAGATTTATTCACAATGTCGACAGAGGAGAAACAAGGTTTGTAGCAGATAAAAGGTATAAAAAGATACCTGACCAACATTCAACACAAAATGGAGACTGGACTTGTTTAATAGGTGAGATGAATGGTAATACCGATTGGATGGCTGATAGAAACTTTGGTAAAAAACCTAGATGTGTTATAGAGATGGCAATTCCATCAACTAACAGGAAAGCATGGGATGAAGCCTGTACTTTAGTGAACAGTGCTTAGTAATTTTTTAGCAAAGTGGAGATACTTAAAAATCATGGAGCAGGGTAGTGATATACTAGAAACTAACCCTACAATACAGATGAGATTTGAAGAATTAGAAGAATGGTGCGAACTTTTAGAGTGTAGACTCGAAAAATTGGAGATACAAAATAGAACTGATAGCTAAAAATAATAGTTCACAAACGATACAGTATTTTGACCCAGACAGGGGTTTAGTTAATCTAAGTATGCAAACTATGCAGATTGCAGTTGACTTTATCGCTCCGCACGTTGAAGTACTGCACCGAAACCAGTATAAAGCGTTAAAACATGATATTACAAGTGAGGGTTTGACTAATCCCATTATAGTAATGCCAAATAGTCGTATAAATTATGATGAAGCTATTAGAAATGTAGAAAATATTGTAGAGTACGACACAAAAAAACAATTATTAGCGTACAATGGCAATCAAAGACTCTCTATAATAGAGGAGTTAGGATATTATACTGTTAGCTGCTTTATAGTAGACAATGTAAGACACGCTCATATCTTACAACTACAGTTACAAAATGGAATTATAATAAATGAACCTGCAAGTTAGTATACATGATAAGCACGATATAGTAGGGCATATACCTAATTTTTTATCTGATGAAGAAATAACTCAGCTTTATGAGATAAACAAGGATAGGAAGTGGCCTTTAGCGGCAACACGATGGAGTGGTTATAACTCCAAAATACGCAAGTGTAAAAAAAGAAGTCGGATAGAGTTTCCATTCTACGATAAACTAAAGAAAGCTGTAGACTTATATAATAATAATTCATATAGGTTTCACCTTTATGATGAAAGAAATAAGCACGAAATAAATATGGTTCGATATGATGAACCTGGCATGCACTTTAGAGCTCATAGAGATTACAGACCTGGGTTAAAAGAAATCCATACGGGTATGACAACTAGAAAGATAAGTCTTAGTATTCAACTGAGCCATAGTCATGAGTATGAGGGCGGTGATTTAGAGATAGTTGAGAGTTATACTACTCCTGATGTATTTATAGATAGTAATTGCCCCCCTGAATTTTTAAAACAAAGAGAAACATTTAGACATTCTTTTCCTACAATTAGAAAGAAAGGCTCTCTTACAATATTTACATCAATACATGAACACGAATCTAGACCACTAGTATCAGGTAAAAGAGATATTATAGTAGGATTCTTCAGAGGTGCAGGAGCACCATATTAAATGAAAAAAGCTATTAGTAGCGAGTTAAAAGCTCTCGCTCTTGACATTTTAGACTACCCCCTTGACATGAGAGACACACTGTTTCCTCATGCTCATACCGTACCTTTGTATAAACAAATAATAAAATTTGAAAATTATAATTGTACAAACCCAGGGTGGTACAACAATTCTGATACTTATGTAGAAGAACTAACCAAAAACAATCAAAAACCCACAAATATAGCAGTAATAGAAATAAAAGAGAAATCCTTTCATTTAACTTGCAAAACCCCTTCCCTGATTATTAATCTTACAGATATTCCTTTATATGTTCTCGTTAGTGAAGATAAGCATCGTTTAGATCTTGCTTATGATATTCCTGATAGAGAGCTTTTTGATTATAGTAAAAATAAAATAACTGAAAATAAAATAATTGAAGACCATAGTATACTAATTGGAAATAGATTTTTTCACCAAATTCAAGGCGAAACCGGAGCAAAGTTGTTATATGTCAGATACAATTAGATTATTTATAGGAACGAGCGAAAAGGAAGATTTCCTAATGGAACAGATATATATCTATTCCATTTATAAAAATTTGCCTGTAGACAGAAATATAGAAATAACTTTTTTGAGACCATCTATGTTTCCAGACTGGGATAGAAGTACCTGGGGTACACCTTTTACCTGTTTTAGATATGCAGTTCCAGAATTATGTAACTTTAAGGGCAGAGCTTTATATACAGATGTAGATATGATTAATTTTAGAAATATAGGACATCTATTTGATACGAACCTTGACGATAAACCTTTCGGGTTTGTATGGGATGCTTTATCAGATAATGGAAAATTAGGCAGAAGCCAAGGAAAGGGCAGAGGCTGGTGGTGTGATAGTGTTATGATATACGACTGTGAAAAAGCAAAACCATATATGGATAGTATAGATGTTATGCAGAAATGGAGCAAAAATAACAATACTAGCTATAAGTACAAGTTTGGTGAAAAACTAGGTATGCCACATAAAAAACAATCAAAAGAATTTGTAAATGTTATAGACCCTAGATGGAACTCTTTCGATGGAGCAGACCCTAGTAAAAGTGTAAGTGACGAAGACAGAGGGGACTTTTGGAAGAAAGAGCAGTTTTCTGCCGAATATATGTGGCAACTACATTTAACAGGATTATCTTACCAACCCTGGCACCCAAGGTACAATTGCTTTTCAAAAGCAACCCATTGGAGACAGGATTTAATGGAGATATGGTGGCGTTATGCCGATATTATAAGGAAAATGGAAAATGAGCGTACTATCATTAGATAAATTATTATCCCCAATAGGGATAAAAAGATTTATGGAAGAATACAAAGGTAAGAAGCACTTTATAATTAAGTCAAAAGACAATATATTTAAAGACCACTTTACTTGGGAGGAGTTTGAAAACTATCTTAATCAGTATAACATACAAGCGTGGGACAGAACACCACAACTACAAATAGTACTTCCAAATGGAAGAAAGTGGTGTAAGAAAAAGTCACCAGAAAAGAAAACTAGAGAACAAATATTAAAGTTATGGAGGACAGGTAGTAGTTTTATTATTACTTTGTCTGAATTTTTAAACAAAACAATGTGGAAACAAACGCAGGAATTTGAAAAGTTTTATGGCATAGGATGTGCTAATATATACTGTTCTAATAATAAAGAAGCAAAGACTTTTAATATCCATGCGGACTCCACAGACAACTTTCTTTTCCATGTTAGTGGAAAGATTAGATGGTATATATACAATGAGTTTGCCCCTGAAGGTCAACACGATCCAAGAAATCATAATGATTTTACTATAATGGAGACTGTTGATCTAGATGATGGAGATTTATTGTATATACCGAGAAAGCAGTATCACAAAGTTGATACTCTAAGCCCAAGAATATCAATCAGTTATCACTTCAGGGAACCTTATGAGGGCAATAAGTCACATTCGGAGACAGGAGCTAGAAGTAATTGGTATAATTGGAAGCCGGAGGATATATACAATGGCACAACCGAGTGAACAGTTTAGCGGCGATATGTCGAGAAACGAAGTTGAAATAGACCTTAATAAGTTTATGGCTATGGTTTCAGAAATTGGTGAATTAAAAGCTAAGATTATGGAACTAGAGAACGACAAAGAACCTGATAATCCATGGCAGAAATGGATATGGTTATCGCAAATGGTAGATTCATGGAGAATCTTCCCTAGAATGTTTTTAACTGTATACATAGTATTACTTTATAAGTGTACTATTTGGTTTATGGAACTACCGACACCAACCTTTGAGCAATCAGGGTTAATTTCAGTAGTTGTTGGGGCAGGAGCTGCGTGGTTTGGTCTTTATGCTGGAACAGCAAAAGATAAGATAAACTCAAAATAGTTCTTGACACCTGTTGATAAATTTAGTATAATATACTATATGAAAATAACAGAAACTAAACATAAACCAACCAAGTCAGATAAACCATGCCATTACTGTGGAACTACAGAAAATGAAGATGGATTATGTGGCGAGTATAAGTGCTGGAAATAAATGAATTTATTTTATTTAGACGAAGACTTAGACAAATCAGCTGAGTACCATGTTGACAAGCATATTGTTAAAATGCCTTTAGAGGCAGCACAGTTACTGTGTACAGCAATATGGGTCGACTCAGTACTAGGCTTTGTACCTCGTGCGCTTGACAAGGACGAACGAGAAGTACTAAACAGTAAGAAAGCTAAGATTAAACATCTTCCTATGGAAGAGCGACCTCTTACCCCTTATTTACCAATGATGTATAACCATCCTTGCACAATATGGGTTAGGTCGAGCTTAGATAACTTTGAGTGGACTCATTGTTACGCTAACGCGCTCAATGATGAGTACCACTATCGTTATGGCAAACAACACAAGTCTATAGTAGAAGTAGTAAATAAACTACCTGAGCCACAGAATATGCCTAGGTTAGGACAGACTCCTTTTCTTATGGCTATGCCAGACGAGTTAAAAAACGAAGATGATGTAATTCAATCGTATCGAGATTATTACCACCTAGACAAAGCAACCTTTGCAGAGTGGAAATATAGAGATAAGCCAGATTGGTGGAATGAAGATTTTGCTGATTATGAAAAGAGAATAACTAGATGATAAAAGTAATGATAGGCAAACATGCCTTAATGTTTAAAAAGGGAACTTCTGACGAAGAAATCAATAAAAAATTGTTAGAGTACAGACAGTTCCAAGTATTAAAAAGACCAATAGTGGTCAGGAAAAGTAATGGTGATGAATACCATATGCTTAATGGAGTAAGACTAAATGGCAAAAGACACTAAACAATCATTCCTAAACGCACTTATAGGAGTAAAGGAACCAACAATGGAAACAATGGAACACAGTCAAGTATTAAAACAAAATTTAAAAATACAGATCGATGCGGTAGAAGCAGAGATAGTAACAATTAAAGCTCAACTAGCGAAGAAGAAAGAATATCTAGCTAAGTTAGAGGGTGGTATTGAAGTATTAGAAGAATTGTCTAAAAATGACCATACATATAGTAGATAACTTTTACCCAAACCCAGACGAGGTTAGAGAAAATGCACTAAAGATGTATTTCTACCCTGGACGTAGAGGTAAAAAAATGCACTTTCCTGGGGACAGGACAGTAGGCACTTTCTCAAGTGAGAATAGACTATTTCTAAAGAACAAATTAGAAAAAACTATAGGTGCTAGAATAATAGAATTTCCAGCTAAAAACTCGAATGGAGCATTTACTCTTGGATTAAAGAAAGAAAACGAGTTTCTTAATTGGATTCACCACGATCAAGCAGGTAAGTTTGAGAGTGACTTAAAAAAGTCGGGAGGCAGAGCTTGGGCATGTATAGTATATTTACAACCTAAAGCACTTATTGGAACAGGTACTGGTTTATTTAGAAGTAAAAAAACAGGGCTTGTAACTAAGTCTGACGACTTAAAAATAGATACTAATGCAGGTTTTAAAGGAGAGTGGAAAGCCTCCAACCCAAACTGGGAACTACATACTTATGTTGGGAATGTATACAATAGATGTGTTATTTACCCAGCAAACTACTGGCATGCACCAATGAATGCTTCTTTTGGACATAACAAAGATACAGGAAGATTAGTGCAAGTCGGATTTTTTACAACGGAGAACAATTTATAATGGAATGGCACGACGCAAAATTTAACGAAGATGAGACCATTGCACTTATAACAAAATATATTCAGTCAACCTATAGTAAACACTATAGTATGAGTAAAATACAATCAACAGAGTTTATCTTTGATGCAGGACATGGCGAAGGATTTTGCATAGGCAATGTTATAAAATATGCCCAACGCTATGGAAAGAAAGACGGCAAGAATACTGCTGACTTATTAAAGATAATACATTATGCAATAATATTACTAGGGGTAGAAATTGAGAATCAAGAAACACGAAAACTTGACGGAAGCGAATATAGCTAAGGTTATAGCCGCCCTAGATGGGGAGAAGCCCATCACTAAAAAAGAAGCGTGTGGTATGCTGAATATAGCGTACAACACAACAAGATTAAAAAATATAATTGACAACCATATCGAAACTGTAGAGTTTAGGGACAGAAGAAAAGCACAAAACAAAGGAAAAGGTGCAAATTCCCAAGAAATAAAAATGGTAGTTCAAAGATATATTGATGGCGACAATGTTACTACAATAGCACAAGGTCTTTATAGGTCGCCAGCCTTTGTAAAAGGTATTATAGAAAGATTAGGTGTGCCTCAGAAGTTACCTGAAACAGATTATGCAGGACACAAAGAGGCAATGATACCAGACCAGTGCATAGCTGATTCTTTTGAAATAGGAGAAAAAGTATGGTGCGCTAGAAGGAATCATATGGCACAAGTACTTGATGTACACAAAGACCCGATGTATATGGAAAAATATGGAGCACAATGTTATAAATTATGGGTGGTAACGCCTTGTGATTTGAGCAAGAGTTTCTTTCCACATCTAGACGGGAGCAAAGCAGGTTACTATAGTCACGCGTTATCGTATGAACTAGGTAGTCTAAAACACTTACAACAATATTTGTAAAGAACTCATAAAATGAGAATAAGGAAAACATATGGATTATTTAATAGCATTTTGGCTATCTGGATGGGTCATAGTAATTTGGAAATTGGTTATACCAGCTTTTGAAATAGCAACCCTAGTGGATAAAGACAATGTAGTCCTTAAACATAAAAAATTTGTGATTGGTATAGTGCTGATTTTAGCCTTACCTCTCACGCCATTATTAATGTATGCCGCACTTGATGTTGGCAAACATAGAGAGAGATTCATTAGAAACTTTGTAACAGGATTATTAGGATGACACACGAAAGAATACACTGTGCTATTAAACTAAAAGCACTTATAGAGAAGCTAGATAAACTAGGAGAAGTAGAACCTCCTATGTTAAGTCATGCAATTGAAGACTGCAGAGCATTAGCTCGGGAGTTGAGATATGAATCAGAATTTATCTCTGGTCTCGAATAAAATTAAAATTGGAGTAGTTAGAAACCCTTACGAAAGAGTAATAACGGAGTACCATAATAGTCTTAATTATATAGGTCTAGATAATTGGCTACAAAAATATACAATGACTTCACAGAAGGAAATGTATAAAGATAGCGATATTTTAATAAGGTTAGAAGATTGGAAGCATGAACTACAGGAACATGAGTTAGTTGTGGAAGATACTTCTATTTTGGATAACTTATTTGTAGCACCTATGTGGGAGCAGTGGTACACACTAAAGTCTAAAAGTAGTGTTGCACTAATGTACAGGGAAGATATTACTACTTTTGGGTATAGCATATAGAATTTAGTTCTTGACTCTTGCTTAAACTTTTAGTATAATATATTTATATTAAGGAAATAAGCAATGAGCGATAGGTTTTATACACAAATGCTGGATACCACAGGTTGGTGCCCAGGTTATAAAAATACTATGACTCTTGCCGAATATGAACTAAAATTTAAATTAACAAGGAAAAGAAAAATGGCTTGGACAGACGAAATGAAAGCTCAGGCAGTAGAGATGTATACTGCAGAAGAACCTACTCCCGAAACGAGTATGGAAATAGTTAAAGTTGTAGCTGATGAATTAGGTGAGAGCCCAAATGGAGTCAGAATGATTTTAACAAAGGCAGGAGTTTATGTAAAGAAAACTCCAGCGGCTGGAACTAAATCTAGCGGAACTGGTGGTGGAACTAGAGTCTCTGTAGCAGGTGCTCAGGATGACTTAGCTTCAGCAATCACAGACGCAGGTAAAGAACCAGACACTGCAATTATCAGTAAGCTTACTGGTAAGGCTGCTCAGTATTTCGCACAGTTAATTAACGAACTGAACGACTAACTTTACCCCTTGAAGAACTCAGCTCGTAAGGGCTGGGTCTTCTTTTATCTATAGATTTGACCTTGCAAGATAATACCATTGATAGGACGCTAAAGGACTTTAACTACCTACAAGGAAACTCATGCAAAAAGATGATTTTATAAAGAACGTCAGTAATGCGGGCGACGCCATCATTACCTATCGTAGTCAAAATAGTCGCAGAATGAAATATAATGTTTGCACTATGGATTTTGACAATAAGCATATTCAGACTAAAAAGAATAGGGCTACACCAAACAATAATCAAGTATTACTTTTTTGTTGGGATTGTGATAGCTACAGGCTTTTAGCACCTGAGAATGTTACTTCCATTGTTCCTTTATCAGCGATATTGAAGAATGATAGAACTACATAATGCGCCCCCTGTATATGAAAAGCTAATACATTACAATGAAGAAAAACACGAGAGAGTTTACCTTACTGTAAATAGCTTTAGAAATATAGAATACCTACATATTAGGAAATATTACCTAGACTTTGACGAAGAATGGAAACCGACACGGGACGGCTTAGCTATGCCTATAGACTTTAATAATAGCAAGGCTCTGTTTGAGGGGTTAGTTGAGATTCTATCTATCTCCGAAGTCAAAACAGTTCTTGAAACTCATTTCAAGGATGTATTAGATAAGATTTATTTATAACTCACAAAAATAATACTTGACAAATCCTTAAATTTTCTGTATAATATATGTATGAATAAGACAGAATACCTAGAATATTGTAATCAGAAGTATGCTGAAGGCAATCCTATATTGCCGGACGAGGTATACGACAGACTTACAGAAAACACTGTACTACAAAATAAAGTAGGCTATGTAGAAGTAGGAGAACAAAGATTCAAACACCCTTTCCCAATGTATTCATTACAAAAGGTCTTTATCGGAGAAGATGAGGAACCAAAATGGGACACCACAAAAGCAACTATTATGACTCCTAAACTGGACGGTGCAGCTGTATCTATAACTTATATAGATGGCGTATTATCTCAGGCGTTAACACGTGGCGATGGCAAAGAAGGGCTAGATATTACTGATAAAATTAAAACTATAGTTCCAAATAAAATCTTTAGAACTCAACTTACCCAAATTACAGGTGAGATTGTAGCTCCAAAGGAAATACCTAATGCTAGAAATTATGCAGCAGGTGCATTGAACTTAAAAAGTACAAAAGAATTTCAGTCTCGTGACTTGACTTTCATAGCCTACGGCTGTTCACCAGCCATCTGTCCAGATTGGATAGGAGATATGGGTATGTTAGCGAGTATGGGACTAAACACAGTCACCCAAAGTGATTATAGCCAGTTCCCTCAGGACGGTAAAGTGGTAAGAGTCGACTCTAATATATATTTTGAATCGTTAGGCTACACCGCACACCACCCTAGAGGTAGCTTTGCTCTAAAAACTAGGCAAGCAGGAGTTGTTACTCGATTATTAGATGTTGAATGGAATGTCGGTAAATCAGGTGCAGTTTCACCAGTCGCTATACTCGAACCTTGTGTGATAGGAGAAGCAACCATATCAAGAGCTACA